ATTAAACACATAAACTGTATTTAAAGGCGTAGGCAAAGATATGAAAACTAAATTTGAATTATTGCAATTTGCTACTTTATAAACATCGTTTGATTGCAAATTTAAAACATCGTATTGCCAATCTTTTTTTATGTTTTTAGATAAATCTTCAATTGTTTCTTGCTGTTTTTGCATGATTGCATTGATTGATAAAAAGCCGTTTCTTGTGGCGACCATAATATCGCCATACACTTTAACGTGCGAATTTTTACCTAAAACATAGCCAACATTAAAAACACCGTCCAATCTAAAAGAATTTAAATCAGCAGGGTCGCCACTGTAAACTGCAAATTCACCTTTGTTTGTAAAAAATACGCATCTGTCATTAAAGCCTGCACCGCTATCAGATGATAATGTAGCACCGAACAACAATGACCCACCGTTTTTAAATATTCCTGTCAATGGCAACTTAACCGAAGCACCGCCAATGGAATTTATAGGCATGTACCACGCATTCCTACTGTTTTTTTCAATGTAAAAAACACGGTTGTTGTAATTCCAAACATGAGAGAACAAATTTGTATTTATACCTGTAATAGAAAACGGTGTAGAAGTACCATTTACTAATTGCCAAGCCGTGCCATTGTAAACTTGTAAATTATCGACACCATTAACCAATAACAAAAAATTCCCGCCGTCAGTTTGCGTTTCTAAATGAGAATAATCAGACCCAGCTCTACTCGCAAGTGAAGCCGTTGTTAAAACTGTTCCGTCAGGCGTTGCTTCGGTGTATTTGTAAATATTTGTTGCTGTACACGCAAAATATTCAATCTCTGTGACATCATTATATGAAAATAAATATTTAACCGAACTTGGAATATTGACACGTCGAACGCTACCCCCACGAACCCTTACGCCGTTTGTTGTTGGTATAAAATTTTCTAAAACACAACAAGACGCTTCTTTTTCGCTATCTAATAAACCAGACGTTATCAATCCTAAAATAGGGGCAGGGTATCTGTAAACCTGTTCATTCGCATCGTTACCTTGCGATTGCACACGAGAACCAGTTTGCAAAACATTTACCCTACCGCTTTTTATCATTACAAACCCTTTGACGCTTCTGATTCTGTTGCTATTAACGCTTCATATTCCGCTAATTCGTCTGTATATGGCAAACCCTTTTCACGCTTCCACCGCCAAATAGCCCCTTTACTCAAAAGACTTTCGGGGATTAATGGAATGTCAGAATTTTCAATTATTTCATTTTTATTGCCAACAATCCAGTTGTTGCTAAAATAATAAAATTTTGCCCCATCAGAATCAAGCGTTTTAGAAAATTCAATTTTATTGTCATTAATTATTGCGTAATAAATAAGACTTGTGCCTGCCTTTATTGACTGCCACAATGCTTTACTTGTGATTAATCTACAAGGAATATAATTTGCTTTATTTAAAACAATACCGCCACTTAAAGATAATTGCTGATAATCGCTTGGCAAAATATGATTGTCAACATTCCCAATGGTTAATTCTGTTTTTATTAATTTATCCCAACGCACACGACGTGACAACTCTACCCCTGTTTCATTCAAAAATGCCTTTATCTGTATAAAATCATTATCCGTGCTAGACAAATTAATAACATCTTTACGCAAATTTATGACATTTAAAACCGTTTTTACAATCATTTCTGCGGTCATACGACACCTCGTGCGGTCATAACCATATTTGAATACCTTTTAATGTTATCATCGACTTGGTAATCATACAACAATTCAGATAAATAATTTTTATAAATAATCGTATTTTCAATGTCATTTTTCATTTGATACGCTTGCATTAACAGTGCTGTTAAATAAATATTGGGGTCTGCATCAAGTAACCAGTTTGTATTGCTTGCATTTAATGACGGTATTTTTTTGTAATAATCCAAAGCAACATTTTCAATGATTGGATTGTGATATAATTTATTTGTTTCAATATAAAAACCATAAAAATTATTATCTTTAATTTTTTCTTTTGAAAATTGCCCCGATGATAAGTTTAATCCTTGTTTAACTTCGATTATTTGCAATAAATCAGCAGGCAATAATCCCATTCCGTTTAAATCTAATGTCAAAACTACACTTTCAAACATTTCAGATACACGCAACTGCTTTTCAATAATTTTTTCTGCCATGCCAATAGCAATAGAACTGCGGGGAATTAAATCCTCGTAACCACTTCTTGTGACAACCTCTGCTAATAACTCAATTTTATCATTTATCATTATCTAACCTTAAAAGCAGAGTTGTCGTAATCATCTATAAAACGATTGATATATTTTTGGTCATTTTGACGTGTTGCCTCAGCTAAATGTTCCCAAAAAATAACTTCAGGAATTGACGCAACAAGCTCGCCTACGCCCTCTTTCGAGCGTGTATGTTTACTCGGTGCATCATTCTTTAAGATTCTATTTTTATTAATTAAAGCGGTTAAATCATAATCAACTCGTGTGTGTAAATCCACACCGTCAAAATACTCCCAAGTTGTACGCCCTAAATCAGGTCGCCATTCCTTGAGAGTGAAATCACCGTCTTTAATTGTCATTTTAAATCTTCGTTACTGCGTTCAGCTTTTTGTTCGGTTATTAAAGTAATGGCTGTTTCTTTAGACACGTTTAAAGCTGTGCCTGCAAAAATTCTTTCGCCATTTTCATTCCAATAATCCGACTTTAAAACAATATCAAATGTTTTATCTGACGCTTTTTTATCTATCATGCTATTACCCCTATGTTGAAGCAGTTAAACCAAACAAATCAGCAATGACACCCATTCCTGCTTCGTTTGACACTTTTAAAGTTGTCTCACCAATAATAACACATTTTCTTGCATCACCAGTTTTATTTTTAGACGCTTCTTTATCTTCCGCAAAGGGACGAAGCTTTAAGCACTCTAAAAGAGTTGGGTCAATCACATAGGCGTTTCTTGCAACCCCTGCGTTTGTTGCCTGAACTCTGTTTGTTACAGTGGAAACAGTGTCGAAATCACCTCTATACATATCTACGCTTGAAGTGATTGTATTTTTGCCACTTTTATTAGCTTCCATACGCAAAGGAATGACAGATGAATCATTCATAAATAAACTGAAAACTGTCTTTAAATACGGTGATAACATTAAAAACTTAGCAGTTCCACCCGCTAAAAAAACCTGTTGCATAACATTGTCGATTAATGCTTTTGTTAATGCTCTTTGCGTTCCGTTTGTTGAGGCAACAGTTAGTTTTGTACCGCTGTTAAATCCACCATTCGCACCACCCGCACCACGTGATACGCAAGTTGTAAACCAAGACGGCAAACCACCTAAACGCCGTGTTTCGCCACCTAAAGAGGCTGTGTTTGTCAACAAGGCAAGCTCCAAGTCTTTTTTTAGCTCGATGCCCTTGTTTAATTTTTTACGTTTTTGTTGTTCCGCCATACCTGCGTTATTAACTGTATCTTGCGTTTCAGAAATAACAAAAGATTCACGCAAAATCTGCGAATGATTGCCAACACGAACAACAGGAGCAACAGTAGCAAATGTATATTCATCGCCCTCTGCTTGAATATTTGCGGCAGGTGTACGCAAAGCATCAATACCCCATTCGCTATATGTTGCGGTTGCTTTTCCGCTACCAATCATAGAATAAAGGGGTGTATCTTCAGGCGTTATTTGTGTAATAACATTATCGAGAGATTCACGGTTTACTTTTGCATCGGTCGAAACAAATGTATTTGTAATTTTAGCCATATATAAATCCTATCTAAAAATCTATTTTTAAAGCATCGGCAATCGACCCACTTTTGGTAAGCTTTGCAAATGCACTATTGTTTTTTGATTGACTTGATAAATTAGTGAATTTATTAGGCACAGATTTAATAGGCTTTGAGGCTATTCTTTTCTGTGCATGAACGGCATTATTACGTTTTTCAGAGGCTCTTTTACCAATGCTTGCATAATATGCCATTTCTAACATTCTGCTATCCACACAATTATCAATCTCTTTATCGGTAAAACCTATTTCAGCACCAATTTTTTTAAAATTAGCCCTAAAGGTTTGTAAGTTTTCCTCTGATTTTAGTTCAGGAATTTTATTTTTTAGCTTTAATTCTTCTTTTGATTTTAAAACATTAAAATCAGAAGAGTCTAGTTCTTGTATTTCGCTTGAAAATTCGTTTTTATAACTTAAAATTTCTTTAAATTCTTTGATTATTGCTTCTCTCGTCTCCCTCGCAATTAAATACTCACTTGGGTTAGTGTGCAATAAACTTAAAGGCGGCTCTTTCGGTATCAAAGACTGTATGTAAGAATTTAAATTATTAAAAACATTTTCTACGTTATTCGCTCTCTCGACAACTTTACTCTTATATTCTGTAACTTCATCGGTTAATTTTTGATATTCAACAGTTCTTTTGTAAGCCTCTTTTAAATCATCGGTTTTGACCTTTTCTCCGTCAATATCCAATTCATCGATGGGTGCTTCTTCGACTTCATCACCCTGACCGTCATCATTGAAATCGTCTTCTTCTTTTTCCTCGGGTTCATCAACTGCTTCTTCTTCTACAATTAAATCTTCGGTTTCTTCTTCTAAATAATCACTATAATTATCTTCTTGATTTTCAACGATTTCCTCTGTACTCATTTTTTTCTCCGAATTGGGTTATGCTATGTCTTTTTTAATATTCTCAACTTTATCTAAAGTTTCGCTTTGGACTTTTAATTTTAAATCTCGCAATGTGTTTATTTTAATCATTGCGGATAACCTAGAATCATGACTAGAAAAAGAACTATTTACAAAATCATCATAAAATTCTTTTTCCATTGTGTCAATTATATGATGAAATAATAAATTGTCAAATAATATTAAATAATCTGCTTTATTGAAAATTGCCATTTACGCCCCTTGAATATTTTAATTCTAACTCTTGAAACTTGCTTTCTAGTTGCATTTTTAATTTTTGCATCTGAAATTCTAATTTTTGTTGCTCAAGTGCATATTTTTTTTCAAGCTCCGCTTGCTGCACTGATAAATCAGCTTGCATTTGCTTGTCTTCAATTTGCGTTTTTGTTTGCATTTTAAGTATTTCAAGTTCTTTTTGTTGTTGCAATTTCATTGTTTCAGGGTCAGGCGTTTGCTGTTGCTGTGCCTGTTTTTGTGCCATAACTTGGGGGTCAGGCTTATTAAAATAACTACCCACCGTTGATATCCCCGCACTAAGCAAAAGATTTTCTAGTGTATTAAATAAATGTTCAGGTTTAACAAATTCGTTATCTACTCCGAACGATTGAATTATCTCTTTTTGATACCCCAAAATTGTTGTCAATAATTGCATATCTTCTTTGCGTCCGCCCGTGCCATATCCAAGCGATACAATACATCGCATATCAAAATCCCACGCTCTCGGGTCAAATTTTTGCCATTCGTCATTGATTTTTTTAATTTTGGGTTGGTCTGAATATTGTACTAATAATTTTAATATGCCAACAAAAACCGCCTCTAAACCAACTGCTATATTCCGCATCATCATCTCTGATTGTGCAAGTGCGGGGGCGTTTAATGATTCGATTGCAATCTGCGTGACATTCGATAAATTATTTGGGTTTAAACTTCCTGCCGATTCATTGATTCCTGTCCTGTCTTGAATCTGCCTACGCATTGTATCAATAGCCTCAAAAGCCTGCGGTGCGATAAAAGGTGTCTGAATAAATCGCACGGAATCCATTTCGTCACGATTTTTAACCAATAAGGGTTGTCCAAAGTCAGGGTTCATGGCTTTTTCCAAGTTTTCCTTAGCAAATCCCCCTGCATTTAAAACTTTTTGCGGATTATTCGACCAGTATATGTTATCTAGGGCTTGACGCATTAAGGACGTATTAACTTTTTGTAAACTAATAACGTCTTCAGCAATACTCCGCCCCTCAAATTGGTGTGCTTCACGTTCAATGACCACGGAAGCGTAGGGGTATTCGTAATGTTGCTCAAAAGATAAAAAAGAATATTGACCGTCTCTATTTTCGCCCCCCTCAGCAACGCAGGCAGAATATATTTCAGAAATGCCGTCATTGTCTAAATCTAGCTTTAAAAATAAATTATAAATTAATATATTTTCATTTTCTTTGCTTAACGTTTCGGCGTAATTATAAGTATCATCTTTTTTACGCTCAAATCCGTCCGTATCATCAGCATCAGCATCATTGTCGACTTCTTTTAACGCATAAACAACTTTTTTATTATACCCACGAGAAACTAAATCAGAACGTGTTACAAGCTCCATATCGCCAACAATAGGGCTATCTTCAATTTTATCAATATTAGGATATATTAAAAAACTACCCCTAGGAATTGCCTTAACAATCACGTCTGTTTTTTTATCAGTTCTTTTTATATCAAAATTATAGCTTCCGTCTTTGTTTTGCTCTAAATTAACAACCTCTAAATCGCCATCGATTAGCAAAGCATCAATAGATTCTTGCGTTTGATTTCCATAAGAATAATATTCAATTTTCTTTTCTTCAGTTGCGTGCCATTTTAAAATGCCAGTCTTTAGTAAAATTGCATCAAAAATTGCATCATAAATTGCAGTTTCAAAATTACAATTTTTAAGTACAACACGATTTACATATAAACTAGCTTGCTCTGCCATTTGCTCATCTTCAGGGCGATTCGCCTCGTACTTGACAAGGCTTGTACTCTTAAAAAAAGAACGAACCAAAGAAGGTAAAATATCTTTCACTACCGCCCTTAATTCGTTACTTACACTTGAAGACCTGCCCTGCTCGGGCATTAAGTCTGTTAATTTGTAATTGTAGTAATCAATCGCTTTTTGCCTAAAAGACTCACCATTTTCAACGTGCTTTTCGCAAACATCAATCATTTCTGATATTTTTTTTAATATCTCATTTTTTTTATTTTCATTTAACAAATTGACACCTGCGATTTATAAATAACATTGCTTGTTTTAACATCATTATTGATTTCAGGCAACAATTTTGATATGCCCCAAATTAACGCATCGGCACGGTCAGGAGACGATTCGCCCATGTACCCATTGCTTGTGAATTGTAAAAGTTGCTCCTCAAGCTCTGGGAATCTTTTACAGTGCCTAACACGCCCCTGCTCGTACAATGCTGATACAGGCTCTGCCCTAACGTGTTTACCCCTGCTTGCACGCACATCAACAATCGAAACGCTATCATCAACCGAACGCAAGGTATGCTTGCACATATCACCGCCTTGATTGACTTCTATTACAATGCTATCGGCTTGATATTGGTGGTATTTTGATATTGCCTTTGTTGCCCATTCTTGGGGCGTACCTGCGATTGTTGCATCTTCTATTACAAATATTTCACCACTTTTAATGCCAACGACAACAATGCCATGTTCGTTCGATGAATCATTATTTGAAATAGCAGGGTCAATCGCAACTAAAATTCGTTCCATTTGCGGTATAGCCTGCCCATACGGCAACCGCCCTACCTCAAACCAATCACTCCGCCAAAGGGCATTAGGAACATCAGATAATATCTCGCCCTCGAGTTCTTGTCTGCCAAGGCGTGTACCTTGATGCTTTGCATAAATATTTTCTATAAATTTCTCTGATAAATTAACTTTATTTTCAGCCGTACTGCCCCTTGTTACAACGACAGAACCCTCTTTGCCTGCCACAATATCTTTGATAAGTGATATAGGACTAGGCGTTGTGGATATAAAAATTTGTGGATTATCGCCCAATCGAACACACATATTTAACATATTCCAAGTTTCTCGTGGGTATTCCCACTTAACCAGTTCGTCACACCATGCACAGTCGAATTGGATACCCCTTAACAAATCAGGTGTTGTTGCACAATATCCCTGTGCGATTGCCCCATTTTTAAAAACAATTTCAAATGGTTTTTGTTTGTACGAAACAATTTCATCTTTGGGACATACCGATAAAAAACCCGAATCGCCGTGCAATACCACATTCATCAAATCGGTGTGGGTATTTGTTATAATCCCGATTCTTTTTTTGCCATTCGCAATTTGCTCACGCACCCACTCCACGCCCATTCTCGTTTTGCCGAAGCCACGCCCTGCCAGTGCCAGCCATACCAACCAATTACCATCAGGGGCAATTTGATTCGGGCGTGCATTAAACCCACGCCAATTATATATCAAAGCCCTAGCGTCTGATTCGGGCAGTGATAACAAAAATACATCACGTTCTGATTTTGATAATTTTGCAAATCTTTGTGCCACCGATTCGTTTGTCATTTTTTTGACATATTATCTATATATTCAATTAATTTTAATGATACATCATTCGCACTTGAATCTGTCGGCAGAGCAGGGGCTGATTCGTCTTTTGTCTTTAGTTTCAAGACGTTACGACAATACATAACAAAAGGCACTGATTGAACAGTGCTATCACGGACAGCATCTAACATGAATTGTGGGGCGTGTATATTTGTTGCAATTTCATGCCCATCTTTTATGGCATTGCAAAAAGTAGGCTCTATTTTAGACCACCGCCACAAAGTGCTATTATTAACTCCAATTTTTTTAGCAAAACTAGCAAGTGTTTTACCCTCTGCAAGCCACTCAACAACCTGCTCATCATATTCAAATTTATAATCGCTTTGCCTTGTCATACACCAAAGATACACTACATAAAAAAAAAGTCAAATAAAATAAAAAAAGTTGAAAATTTAAGGGTAAGCAACGCACAAAAAACACTTAATGAATTTCTTAAGTTTTCGCAGACTCTTAATTCAATAAATGTGAAGCGTTGTTTATAAACAGGCTATTTGTTTGCTTACCCTTTATAAAAATAATAATACCAACTTTTACAAAAAATGCAAGTGTTATTTTTTCGTTAATTTTAAACCTGTCGAATTCGACACCTTTTATAAAACCCTATTTTTTTTGCGTTTCTAGCGGTGTAAATCTTAAAACGATAAAAGATACCTGTTAATCGACAAACACAGCTAGAATTGCATATTTAAATAATATGTGATAATTTGCACCGCTTCTTTTGCACCATAAGCAACGATTGTCAAGTAACCTGCTTTGTTAAGGCGGTTAATCCATTCGGTTTGTGTGGGTGATACCTTACCGCCGTCACGGCGTTTTAGCTCTATAAACAACCCATGATAATTACCGCAAGGGTAGGCTAGCATCATATCAGGCACTCCTGCACGAACCCCCTCACGTTTTAGCATAGCTCCTGTGCGATGTTCAC